CGCGGCCCCGCCGCCGCCGGATTCCGGGGAATAAGACCCGGGCTGACGGTAGGCATGATAGATGCCGGGGATGGTTTCGTGCTCTTCATAGTAATTGACGGTCACCATGATGAGAGCGGCATCCGGCCCCTTGGCCCGTTTGTCGGCCATGTCGGAAAGAAGGTCGTTGGCGTAGTCCCCGACATAACGCTCACCGCTGATGGGCCAACTTTCCTGAAAGCCGGTGGTGATGGAGGATGATTTGCCGTTGACATAGTTTCTCTGCTGAATCTGCGGGTTAAGGCTTTCATTGGTGTCCGAGAAGCCTTCGCCAATGCGGTAAAAGGTGATCGGCTCGGAGGCATCGCCCTTGGCAAGGTACCGGCCGCGTTCCTTTTGGTCCTGAGGACCCTTTCTGAGCTTGTAATCAGCCATTTATCTTTCTCCTTTCGGAATTACGCGGCCGTCTTGGTCCGCTGGTCATATTCGAGAATGAAATCTCCCATATAGGCGATGTTGCCTTCGGCCTGCTCAATGATGGAGGCCCAAACCGCCTGTTCAAGCTTGGTTACGTTGATTCCCGGCCCCAGATTGAGCGCGCGGCTTTCTATGGAATCAAGCCAGCGCCCCACCGAGTTAATGGCTCCCATCATGGCGGACTTGACCTCGTCATCGTCCGTCTGGGCCGCCCTGTAGGAAAGGGAAAAGGGCTGCCGAACCCTTTTACGGCCGCTGACGCTGGCCTTGACCACCTGCCCGGGCTGAAAGTGAATGGACATTTGCCGGCCTTCGGCCTGCAACTTGTCCAGGGACAAAGAGCCGCCTTTTATCGGAAGGCCGGGACAACTGGCTACGAATCTGAGCAACCGTTCAGCGATTTGTTCTTGTTGGGTAAAATTCATGACTCAGATCAAATCCGGTTCGCCGGCCAGCGCATACTTTTTTATGGCGAAGCATCGGCCAAGCCACATCCGCCAAATGGTGACATACCACGTGCCGTCTTCCTTGTAGATGGTGTCGTATTTCATGGGAAACAGCTGCTTTAAGTACCAAATAAGTTTATCCATGATGCTCTCCTGTTAATAAACGTTGTGTCCTTTAAGTATCCGGTCGACCAGGTTTCGCCATTTCTGGAACCAGACCGGCTTGGCTCTCTTGAACCAAAAGGCCCCGGCTTGAGGATTAAAGGCTTTGGTAAAATTGAAATTCCGGCCGTAATAGAGCCTCCGGGCATAGGGAGTGTCGTAAACGATCCTGCCGACTGTTCGGGAACGCATGGGTGAAGAGGCCAACATTCCGGTCAGCATGGGCACATAGGGGTTGGTGTCCTTGATCACCACGGCGTCCAGGGCCGCGTGGGCTACCTGTTTACGGCGCTCAATCATGCCCCTGGGGCCGCCGTTCGGCCCCCACCTGAAACTCGCGTTGAAGTTAAGCAAGGGTCACCTTCCAGGAATGAATGGAACCATCCTTGTCAATATTCGGGTCAATATCGGCGATGGGCCGCAAGCCGTGCCGGCTGATGAAATCCTGCCAGGGTTCCACATCTCGATTAAATTCAGGAGTGACGGTTATTTTCTGCCCGTTGTCGGGCACAGCTAAAAGCTGCTGCTGATTGAAACTCCAGGAAGACTTTTTATCGTCCGCCGCCAGACTTTCCCATTCGCTCCAAGGGAGATATGGCTTATCTTGGCGGTGCCCGGTTTCCTCGCTGATCACATATCCCTTGCTGGTACGGCGATCAAGCAGGATAACCGTCTTGTGATGCTTGGTGACTCCGCGCAAACTTTCGCCTAAGCTCGTTTTGACCTCATCCACGCGCGCCGCCTCAATAATGGTGCGGTAATAGTTGATCTTTCCCGAATCAGGGTCTTTGTGAAAATTAAAAAGGGTTATGGTCTGGGGCAACCATTTGCGGCTTATGGGCTTCATGCGGCTTTCTCCCGGTTGTACTGGCGGGTCAAGACGGTTTTGTCAACGAGCTCACGCTGCCTGGCTTGCCATTCCTTGACTTTTTTGGCTGCCCGGCTGGAGTCCAGGCCCTGCTTTTCCAGTTCATCCCGGCGATACTTCCAGCGCCTGATCTGGCGTTCGTTATACCGCTGCTCCTGAGTCTGCCTGTACAATTCATCATTACTGATGCCCAGTTCCGATTGAGCCGGGTCGCGCTGTGCCCTGGAATATTCCTCGTTCATGAACTCGAACCAGGGCCAGTGAAAGTGACGGCAATTAATCCCGAAGAGCCCGGCGGGCTGGCCATAGCTGGTTTCACTGAGCGCCCGGTATTTTGGATGCTTCCCACTGAGGGAATACACGCCCCCCTGCCAAGGGAAACAGCCCGGCCGCGCTCCGGCGTGGGAGGAAACCTGAATCAGGTCTGAACCATAGTCCCGGGCCCGGGCGAAACTCATTTCATGGGTGGTCCTCATGACGCTGGTCTGAACGTTCATCCGCACGAAGGGGGCCAGACTCATGCGCCCCCCGCCGGGGTAAACCACCCCGGTCACGCCCTTGGTTGCCAATTCATTAAGGGCCTCGTTGATGGCGGACTGAAGGGTTTCGTTTCCGGTGGAGGCCTTCAAAAAGGCCCGGCCGGTTGTGGCCCGGAGCAAAGCCGTATCAATGAGGTTCATAGTTGAACTGACCGCCGTGGTGTTGGTCAGGTTCAAAACATTCTGGGCCTGGGCAAAACCGGCCGCCAGAATATCGGCCAGGGATGTGCTTTCAGCAATCGGAACCGCTGCCGCAGACAAACCGGCTTTAACGGCCCGCCTGAAAACCCTCTCATCCCCGGCCAAAGCTTTAGAAGCAGCGTCTTCAAAGGCTTGGGCCAGGTCTTTCCGGGTTTCTCCCCATTGTGAATAAATGATTTTTTCAATTTCGGCTCTGAGCATCATCTCGGCCAGAAAGGGCGCCCGCCGCCATGTCTCAATCCAGTCATCCCCTTTGAACATCCTGGCGCAAGCCATGATGATCCGGTGCTCGATGTCCGAATACCGATCCCAAAGCTCTTTGGGCAGGGTTTCGGCTATGAAACGAGGGGAGAGCATTTAAGACACCGAACAACTACGAAAAATATCCGAGTACTGCTGATCTGTTTCCTCAAGCGGATTGGCCAGTCGCAAAGCCAAATCTATTTCACAGGCTGTTTTTGCGGTATCCAAATCGTCATATTTTCCAACATCAATTTGAACGTCATTTTTGAGTCCGTCTATTACGGCACAACAAAAAATGGCGATAAAATTATCATGATCAATATCATGCAAAATTAAATAAGACCGCTCGAATGCCCACACCATGGCGCAGGTAACGGGACGCTGATTTTTGAGGTTTTTGAAATACTCATGCCGGGACAGGTGTTTGTATGGTTCACTCCATTGCAGGTTCATATCTCACCCCAGAACCAGCGGAATAACGCCGGTCTTTTTTTGAGTTCCAGTTCCTGAGTAATCTCCGAAGCCGTCAGCAAGGCCGCCCAGCAGATCAGCCAGAACGGAGTAAATGTCCCGGCTGGCCGCATCGTCGAAATAGCTGGTTGACAGGCTCCCCACCGACTCGGATTGAACCCGGCCGCCGCGCTCCAACACCGGCTGGAGATCGACGCCGCTGTAGACCAGCCCGGCCAGCCAGCAGTTGGCGTCAACCACGGCTTGCGGCACAGCGTTGATGGGAACGGGATAACCATCGGCATCGATGACCGCCCGCCGGGGCCAGGCCATGACCCGGCCGCCGGAGCCGTCCGGCCAGGGCATTCGGCCCCCATGCCAGGAAAGGCCGTTGAGGTAGTCGGCGGCCTTGATCAGGGCCGCCTCCTTTCCGGCCTGATCGTCGGCAGACTGCGGCCAGCCTTCGGTCTTTCTGTTCGCCAGATAGGCATCGGCCGCGGCCACATCCGCATAGCTGTTGGCTCCTTTGGGACAAGAGCCGTCTTCGACGATCAGGGCCATAGGTCTCACTCCTTGTTGGATAAAGCTGCCGTCAAGTGAGCGATTATTTCCGGCTTGGTATTGACGGCGGCCGGCAGACTGATATTGTTCTGTTTGGCGAAGTCCCGTAGTTGAACCACGGTCATGGCGTTAAGGTCGGGAGCGGTCCCCTCGTCTCCGGGGCTCTCCTGCCTCCCGGCCTCACCATTGGTCGTCCGGGTTTCTTCCTGCCCTTCAGCGACGAGCAGCCGCCCGGCCGCCAGTTCAACCTTAACGAATTCATCCGGCACATCCAGGACGATCCGGCCGTCTTCATCCGCTCGGCCGGTGTAACCAAAACGACAGACCACCTCACCCGGAGGCGCGCTCTGTCCCTTTTTCATGAACATTTTCATGGCGGCCTCCTTAATTGTTGATGGAGGTCAGCCGGGCCAGCCCCCGCCGATTGAAGTTGACGAAGTTGGCATACTGCTTGACGCGCACCAACTGACTGTCTTTGTTCTCCATGGCCCCGATGGGCTCAACCTGAACGCCCGCCGGAACACCGGCCGGATAGATGCCGGAAACGCCGATGCTTCGGGTGCCGTCGTCCACGTTCATAGCCCAGACAGAGGTCAACCCGCCGCCGGTCAAGTCGGCCCCATTGGCGGTTTCGTCAGTGGAGAGATACTCATTGACGAAAATGGGGATGCTCTCGTAACCGATAGTAGTCCGCCCGTCCGGCAGAGTAACCACCCAGTCTGCGGCCGTCCCGCCCAGTTTACGTAGCAGAGTCTTATAGCTCCGCATGGTGCGGGGAGCCATCAAAATGGCGTCCACCTGGCCGTCCTTGGACTTGACCAGGCCCAGCAGTTCGTCCAGCAATTCAAAGCTGAGGGCCTGCCCGGCACTGGCAGTGGTGTACTGGGCCGGGTCGCACAGGCTGGGAAGGCTGTTCATGGCCGGGGAAGTGCCGGTGCCGGTGGCCATGCCCCCCTGGAACTTGCGGCCGACCTGTTTGGCCTTGCTGGAAATCTGCACGGCCAGCATGGAAACGCCGTCGCTTTCCCCCTGGGCCTGAACCAGCCCGTCCATTTCCACGTCACCGATGATCTTGGTGGCGGTGAAGGGCACCTGGTCATAGGTGGAAGGGTTCTTGCTGGTGATGTTTGCGTCCACCGCGTAAAAATCGGCATCGCCCAGAGCGCCTTCCCGATTGACCAGAATGGCCTGGCCGGTATAGTCCTCGAAAGGCAAAACGGAATAAAAAGGGTTGATGCTGATGATGTCCTGCACCACACCCTTGACGATCTGATTGTGAATGAACAACTGGGCCTGGGCCAGAGTCATGGAAGGCATAATAATCTCCTTGCTATTTCAGGAGCCCGGCGCGAATCCCCGCCTCGATGTTGCCGCGGGCGTCCAGCGGGTTTTTGGAGCCACCCGCCGGATTATAGGGCGGCGCGCCGCTCCCGTTTTTGTCGTTTCCTTTGATGAGTAAAGCCCGGTCAGGGCTGGCTTCAACCATTTTGGCCAGAGAGGCCTCGAAAGAGGCCGGAGTGCCGTCATCGCCGTAAATCGGGTCGCCTGATTCTGACAGACCAACCAAGACCCCGTCTTTCAGAGCGAAGCGGGAAGAAAAGAGGCTGGCCGCCAAGGTGCCGGACGACAGCCGGTCGCGCACATAAGGCGATTGGAAAAAGGCGTGTTTGACCGTCTCTTTTTCCAGCAAACCGTCTTTTTCAGCCACGGTCTTAGTCAGGTCTTCAAGGGCCCGTTCTTTGGCGGCCATTTTAGCGGCGAACCCTTCCTGCAAGGGTTTCAACCGGGCCTGAATCTGCTCTTCCAGGGCCTTTTGATTGTCCGGCATGGAAGCCACGGCCTCCAGGGCTTTGCGGGCCGCGTCCGGGTCTTCGATCCCTTCCCATTTGGCCAGTTCGGCTTTGGCGTCATCCAAGGCTTTCCGGCGTTCGGCGGCCTCTTTGTTGGCCTTGGCCATTGAGGCGGTCATGGCCGTGTAATCCACCGGCTTTTCCTCGCCGGCTTCGTTGATCCAAACAGGGTTGCCCTTGTCATCACGAAAAAGGCTCTTGTCTTCATTTTCTTTCCAAGGCATCTCGCGCTCCTGTGCAGCGGCCCAGCCGGGCCGGATATTATTCCTGATAAGCCCCGAAGGCCCCGCCCATCGTGGGCTTGGGGGCCTTTAAAGCGGCTTCGTCCAAAGCTTTTTGATAATCCTCAAAACTCATGTCGTCATAAATCAGGCCCATGGATTTTTCCAGGAGGTAATGCTGAACCAAAGGCCGATGCCCCTTATCCACCTGAGAGGCGGAGTAGGAAAGCAAGGCCGCGTCAAAAACCGCCCGGAACGCGGTGTTGACGAAAACACTGGGGCCGTCCGGGTCACCCTCATAATCAGCGGCGGCTTTCAGTGCGTTCTCCAGGCAGTCGCGAAGCAAACCACACCAGCTTTTTAGCTGGCTGTCGCTGGCCGAGGCGGCGGCGTCGACCTGGGTGGCCGTCATTTGGCCGACGGAATTGGTGGGGGAAAAAGCCACCTGGAGCCCATAGGCTTCCATGTATTCCTCTTTGCGCTTCAAGTCTTCCTGGCTGGCGGCCACGCTGGAGGGGTCCACCCCAACGCTTTCCAGCCCGGCTTCAGGATCGTTGACGTTGATAATGGAACTCGGCCCCACGGCCAGTGGCTGCCCATTTGCGTCATCAAGCTTGCGGCCCATCCAAACCGGCGACCGCACCCAGGACATGAGGCNGACGTGCTGGGCGTAAGACACCCAATGGGAGCGGTTCATTTCAGCCAGATCGTGCAGAGGCGAAATCGCCGCCAGTTCGCCCTGATCCTGGCCGGGCCTGAACCAATAAATCGGGATATAGCCCAAAGCGTTGGTTCCGCTGTCGATTAGTCGAGGCTCCCCGCGTCCTTTAACTTCATATACTTCCCATTTATCCGGCCACCAGGCCCGGACCCTGGTCACCACTTGCCGCTCAAGGCCCTTGTCGTCATCGGCGACTTCGGCCGCCTCTTCATAACGAAAATGTTTTAAAACCTGCCGCCCGTTCTCCACGCTCAGCCAGGCGTCCAAAACCTGGCCGGCTTTGATCTGAACGAAATAGGGCCTTAAATTCATGGCCCGGTCGCTGGCCTGGGTTTTTGGGCTCCATTCACCGGGGCCGCTTTCATAAAGCAGTTGCCCGCTCTCGTCGGTGCGGGTGTTGACCCGGCTATAATCAACCAGAATGAACGATATCCCGTCCACCAAACCGTTCTGGAAAATCTCCTGGGCGAAGACGTTCAGGCTGTCTCCGGCCAAGTCCACATCCTCTTTGAAGGCATTGAAAAAATCTTCTTTATAGGGTCGGCCGCCGGGCTTGTCGGCGCTCTGGAAGTCCACCTCTTTTTGAAAGACCTGACCGGCCAGATAATCGATGGTTCTGGACAGATAATTGACCAGAACCGCCCCCTCCAGGCGCTTTTCATAGGCGGAGTCTTTTTCCCCGGCCCATTGAGGCAGATAATCGCGCCCGGCTGCCCGCATGGCCACGGTTCCGCCCATGATGGCCCTGGGCAGGGCCTGATATCTAAGCTGGGCCTCATGGGCCGTGCTGCGCTCTTTGATCTTTTTGGTCATATAGCCGCCATGTGCCCGATGGTGGGCGCTTTGGGAATTGCCGCCAGCATGTTGAAGGCCCCGGAGCAGGCGTCGGCATGATCGTCATGGGCCGCTTCGGGAAAACCTTCCAGGGCGTCGAAAAGTTCCGAGTTCCAGGCTCCGCGCACGAAACAGACGTTTCCGGCCTCGCACTGGGCGGAAAAAGGGCCGAAGCGGGTCACCTTGTCGCCGCTTTCCGGGCTGATTTTGACGGGCCAGCCTGAGAGCATGACCGCAAAATCGCGGGCCTGGGCTTTACCGGCCTGGCCGGGGTCTTGCGGCAAACCCACGGTCACCGTCCGGCCGTCCTGTTCCGCATAGTTCCTGATGGCCGTCTTGACGTGGTGCGGGCTCCGGCGCATACTCTCGCAATGAAGAACGTAAAACATGCCATCCTTGGCTTTGGACATTTTGAGGCCCACGGTAAAGTCAGGGTCGTTGTTGTCGGTCTTCTCGGTGGCGGCCAGGTCCCAATAGCGAATGGAATGAGAACCGACCGGGGCCGCATCCACAACCGATATCCATTCCCGCCGGAACAGAAGCCCGGCCGCCGGCCTGATTTTCCAGTTGCCGCCCAAGAGTCGTTCCCGCTCAACTAGCGGGAGAGCCTTCAAGTTGGCCAGATAACCCGGGTCGGCCTCCATCAGAATCCGGTTGTCATAAATAGTGGAGTTGATAAAGGTGACGCTTTTGGGCAAACAGTCCTGGCCGAATTCCGCAAGCAGTTCTTCCCTGGAGTCAGACCAGTGTATTTTGTCATTGATGCGCACCAGCCAGCGGATAAGACCCGATCTTTCGGGAATAGCCAAGCCGGTCAGCGGGTCGATCCACCAGGCGATAAAAGAAGCTACCCAGGAATCAGCATCCGGGTTGCAGGTGGCCCGGACATAGGGCCGGATGCCGCAGGTGGAGCGGTTACGGGACAGCATGTAAAAGAATTGCCGCTCCGTGAAATGGGTCAATTCATCAAAGCCGATCAAAGCGATTTGCGAACCCTGCCAGTCAAGAACGCTGCTTTCATGCTCCAGGTGGGCAAACTTAACCTTGGAGCCGACCGGGAATGACCACTCCAGAGTCTGTTGCAAAGGGGCGCCGCCGAGAGATGGATAAATCTTCATCGATTCATCCCACAAGCCGCCGGGGTTGCGCACCTGAACGGCATTACGCCGGAAAATAACGGCAAAGAAACCGGCCCGTGACAGGTGACGCACCGGCTCAAATTCCAGGGCCCAGGTCTTGCCGCCGCCGGCCGACCCGCCGTATATGGCAATGTCAGCCGGGGAGGAAAGAAAAGCCATTTGCGGGCCTTTTTGCGGTTCAATCACGGCCATTATCGGGCATCCTGTAAATTTGCACTTCAGCAACCGCGCTGATGGTGTGGTTTATTTTATCGGTGAAGTCACACTCGCTCTTGCCCAGCAGTTCGGAAGCCTTGAGCCGGTCTTTCATCTCTTCCTTGCCGTTTTGCATAACCTCGGTCCAGAACCGCTGACGATCCTGCCGGCTGGCGATGCGATCGCGCGACTCAGCGCTTTCCCGAGCCTTGATGGCCGTCTGAACTTCAACATTCTTCAACAGACGTTGCCCTTGAGAATAGGCGGTCTTTTCACTGTAGCCGGCCTTTTTAGCCGCCTCAGTGGCGTTGCCGTCAAAGTGCTCCACAAAGGCTTTCTGTTTGGCGTTCAGTCCCATATCAATCCCAAGAACAAGCCCCCCGAAAGGTTTTTATGAAACCCGGCTATGACAGAGGCCATGGGGCATGTCAGGAAGCCGGGCTAGCTCTATATGAGCCGCCGTACCCGTCACGATATATCGAACCCCCGGCTACTGGCCGGTTGCGGCGGCGTCCAAGTCCATGCCTCCCCGCGAGGGGCGACGGCTACCCATGGAAAGATGCGCCGTCCTTGACCGCTGTTCGTTTATCCGTTACGCCCCGGCAAGGGCCGATCGGCGCTCGGAGGGGACAGCGCCGCGACGGTTAGTTGATCGCCTATTCG